GCAGAAACTAAAAAACAACAACTTGCCGCAGTTGGCAATGCCTTAGCATCATTTTCCGCTGCCGCAGGTGAACAAACTGCCGCAGGTAAAGCGTTTGCTATTGCATCAACTTTAATTAGTACTTACCAATCAGCGCAAGATAGTTATAAGGCATTAGCAGGTATTCCAGTTGTTGGACCAGCATTAGGTGCTGCTGCCGCTGCTGCCGCCGCTATAGCAGGTATAAAACAAATACAAGCAATTAAAAGCGTTAAAGTTCCTGGCGGTGACAAAGGGGGTAGTATACCAACACCATCTGTTAGTACACCAGCCGCAATTACCGCCGCAAGTGCGCCACCTTCTTTTAACGTAGTAGGTGCTTCTGATTCAAGCCAACTAGCGGGTGTGATAGCTAACCAATCACAACAACCTATTCAAGCGTATGTGGTAAGCAACGATGTAACAACCGCACAAAGCTTAGATAGAAACATTATTGAAAGTGTAGGGATATAAAAAAACAAAATTAACTTTTTAATCGTTTTATAGTTATGAGAATTATTGAACTTATTATAGATGAAGAACAAGAAAACGGCATTGATGCCATTAGTATTGTTGAACATCCTGCCATAGAAGAAAACTTTGTAGCCTTAAACCAAAACAAAGAATACAAGTTTGAAGAAGTAAGTAAAGAAAAGCGCATATTAATGGGTGCGTTATTAGTTCCTAACAAAGTGATATTCCGCAAAGACAAGGAAGATGAATACTATATATTTTTTACAAAGCAAACTATCCGTAAAGCTTCAGAACTATTTTTACAGAAAGGCAATCAGCATAATTCTACGTTCGAACATTTGTATAAGCTAGATGGACTTACATTAGTTGAAAGTTGGATAGTAGAAGACAAGGAAAAAGATAAAAGTGCTATATACGGTTTAAATGTTCCCGTTGGTACTTGGATGGGTAGCGTTAAAGTAAACAACGATGAAATCTGGAATGACTACGTTAAGACAGGACAGGTTAAAGGCTTTTCTATTGAAGGTTTTTTTGCTGAAAAAGAACGTGAAGAACAACTATCTAAAGAAATAGAAGCAGGGCTAAAATTGTTAGAAATCAAAAAAGCTTTGTTAGATGGGTAAAGGATGCTACTGTAAAGAAACAAACACCTACCACGTTGATTGTTGTGATGGCAGCTTATGGGCGCAGGGAATAGGTAGAACACAAACATCTTCTGAAGATGATGATTAAAAGCATAACAAAATGCAAAATAATAATTTAAATCGTTTTATTAATATTAAATAACAAAAGTGTATGAAAACAACAGAAATGTTAAAGCGTATCCAAACGCTTCTAAACACAAGGGTTGAACTTGAAGACCGAAAGTTAGATAATGGTACTGTTATTTCTGCTGATGAATTTGCAGAAGGACAACCAGTATTTATCGTTACTGAAGATGAGCGTATTGCTATGCCCGTTGGTGAGTATCAAATGGAAGATGGTTCTGTACTTGTAGTAGAAGAAGAAGGAATGATTGCTGCTATCAAATCAGGCGAAGAAGAAGCACCTGAAGAAGTAGTAGAAGAAGAAGTTGTAGAAGAAGAAATGAGCGAAGCGGCTGCACCTAAAAAGGTAGTAGAAAGCAATGTCGTTGAAACACATTTTTCTGACGAACAAAAAAATGAATTGGTAGAAGCGATTCTATCAAGTGTTGCACCTTTAATTGAAGAATTGCAAAACAAAGTAAATGAATTAGAAGCTAAACTTTCTTCAGAAGAAGAAGTAGTTGAGCAGAAACTTTCAAAGACTTTCAAGCACACACCAGAAGTAAAGGGTGAACAAAAGAAAACAAGATTAAATAACGCAAATGTAGGGAACACAACCTTACAACGTGTTTTCCAACGAATGTCAAAATAAGTAAAACCAATAAAAAACAAATAAAATGAATAAATTAAACTTAAGAAACATTGTACCAGGTGGAGCAGATACTTCTGTTGCCAACCCAATTACAACTACCTTTGAAGGTTCTTTTGCAGCTGATTATATCGCAGCAGCTATTCTTTCAGGTAACACTTTGTCAAGTGATGTAATTACTATTAAACCAAATGTTAAATACAAGCAAGTAGTTAAGAAATTAGCTTGGGGTTCTATCGTAGGCGATGCCGCTTGTGATTTTGATGCTACCGCTAATGCTATTACACTTTCTGAGCGTGTACTTACCGTTGAACCTTTCCAAGTAAACCTACAACTTTGTAAGCAAGACTATTATACTGACTATATCGGTCAAGAAATGGCTATGAGTGCTTACGCTGACCTTCCAACTTCTTTTGCTGACTTCTTGATTGCACAAGTAGCTGCTAAAGTTGCTGAATCAGTTGAAAATTCACTATGGGCTGGTACTACAGGTACTGTTGGTGAATTTGATGGTTTCACTACTTTGTTGACTGCCGCAGGTGATGCTAACCCAGTAACTGGAACTGCTTCTACTGCTGCTAACATTATCGAAGAACTAGGAAAAATCGTTGATGCTATTCCTTCTGCCGTTTACGGTAAAGAAGATTTGTACATTTACTTGCCACAGAATATGGCTAGAAACTACGTTCGTGCTTTAGGTGGGTTTGCAGTTGCTGCTACTTCTAACAACGGGGTAGGAAATCAAGGTACAACTTGGTATAACGGACAAGGTTTGTCTTTTGATGGTGTTAAGATTTTCGTTGCTAACGGACTTCCTGACAACACAGCGGTTGCTGCTGAAAAAAGCAACTTGTTCTTTGGAACTGGACTTCTTGAAGACCACAACGAAGTACGATTGATTGATACTGCTGCTACTTTAGGTGACCAGAATGTGCGTATGATTATGCGTTTTACTTCAGGTGCGCAAGTAGGTATCACATCTGATTGTGTACTTTATTCATAATAACTGAATTTTAACAAATAGAAAGGGGTGGGCAAAACTGCCTACCCTTTTTTATATAAATCAAAATAACTATGGCGTGTTTATTAACTACAGGGCGTGAATTACCTTGCAAGGATTCGGTAGGTGGTATTAAGACAGTCTATATGGCTGACTATGGTACTTTAGGTGCTTTAACCGTAACCGCAGGTGAAGTAACTGCTATCGCAGGTACACCTGACCTATTCCAATTCGATGTAAAAGGAAGTTCAAGCCTTGAACAAGCAATTACAAGTAGCCGTGAAAACGGAACTACTTTTTATGAGCAAACTTTGAATCTAACACTAACTAAATTAGATGTTGCTACCCAACAAGAAATTATCTTATTGGCTAAAGCAAGACCGCACGTTTTCATTGAAGACTACAACGGGAACTTCTTTTTAATTGGTGCTGCTAACGGTGCTGATGTATCAGGCGGAACAATTGTAACTGGTGCGGCTATGGGTGACTTATCAGGATTTACTTTAGTATTTTCTGCACAAGAAACTTTACCTGCTTATTTCGTTACTTCTACGGTAGTAACTTCTAATGCAAGTGCTGTTCAAATTAACCCGTAATTAGGGGTGATTTATTAAAATGGGCTATCTTTAACTAGGTAGCCTTTTTTTTGTTTTATATCTACACAAAATTGAAAATAAAATCGTTTTATAGGTATGAAGATATTATCGACTAGCACTTCTGCACAAAGCATTAAAATTATCCCCCGTAACTATCAGTCTACGATAGATGTTATTTTAAGGGATAATAGCACCAACACAAGTAATACCTATTCGGTGGCTACTTCTACGCTTGGTGACTATATGACATTTGACTTAACTTTGGCTTTAGTTGAAAATAGATTCTACGATATGACTTGTAAGTTTGGTAGTGATGTAATTTACAAGGATAGGATATTCTGCACAGACCAAGTTATTGCAGATTACACGGTAAATAAAAATGTTTATACTACCGAAAACACATACAACAACGATTATATCATATTATGAGCATAAAAATAGTACAACTAGCATCTTATACCGCACCAAAGATTGTTGAAAGCAAATCTAAGGAATGGGTATTCTATGGCGAAAATAACAACTACTATCAGCATTTGATAGACTTGTATAATTCTTCACCTACCAACAACGCTGCTATCAATGGTATTAGCCAAATGATATTCGGTAAGGGTTTAGATGCTACAGATTCAACCAAGAAGTTGGAAGAATACGCAATGATGAAAGCTTTGTTTTCTAATGACTGCGTACGAAAATTGGCTTATGATTTAAAACTAATGGGGCAATGTGCTATGCAAGTAGTGTATGATAAATCCCACAAAAGAATTATTGAAGTAGCGCATTTTCCTATTGAAACTTTAAGAAGCGGAAAAGCTAACGAAGATGGAATAGTAGATAGTTACTTTTATTCTGCCGACTGGGCAACTAAAAGACCAAGTGAACAACCTTTAAGGTTTAGTGCTTACGGAACAAGCGATGATGAAATAGAAATCCTAATGGTAAAACCTTACCGTGCAGGGTATTATTATTATTCGCCTGTAGATTATCAAGGTGGACTTCAGTACGCTGAACTAGAAGAAGAAATATCTAACTACCATCTTAACAACATTAAGAATAGTTTTGCGCCTTCTATGTTGATTAACTTTAACAACGGAATCCCTGACGAAGAAGAACGACAAATCATAGAAAATAGCATCAAGCAGAAGTGGTCGGGAACAAGCAACGCAGGAAAGTTTATTTTAAGCTTTAACGATAACGCAGAATCACAAGCAAGTATTGAAACCGTACAATTAAGTGATGCCCATAACCAGTACCAGTTTTTAAGCGACGAAAGTATGCGTAAGATTATGGTGGCGCATAGAATTATTTCACCAATGTTGTTAGGTATTAAAGATAACACAGGACTAGGAAATAACGCAGAAGAACTAAAGACTGCTTCTATTCTTTTCGACAATACGGTTATTAGACCGTTTCAGGAACTTTTACTATCTGCCTTTGACAATATACTAGCTTTCAATAATGCTTCCTTAAACCTATACTTTAAGACCTTACAGCCATTAGAATTTGTTGACTTAGAAAACGCAATGACTAAGGAACAAATAGAAGAAGAAACAGGGCAGAAGTTAAGCAGCGACATTCCTAAAGATTTACAAGATTTTATTGACTTAGGGGAAACAGACGAAGATATGAAGGATTGGGAACTTACCGATTCACAATATGTAGACTACGACACCGAAGAACAACTTGACAAGGAAATTGAAGAACTAAACAAAACTAAGGAATCAACCTTATCTAAGATATTAAACTTTGTTAGTAGTGGAAGTGCTAAACCTAACCGACCAAGCGACCAAGACAAAGAAATTGATGGCGTAAAGTTTAAAGTACGCTACCGTTATGATATGGGCGAAAGCAGCAGCAACACAAGAAGGTTCTGCCAAGTTATGACAAGGGCGAATAAAATCTACAGAAAAGAAGATATCATAGCTATGGAAGGCAAGCCTGTTAACCCAGGATGGGGTCCTAACGGTGCAGATACTTATTCTATCTGGTTATACAAAGGCGGTGGTTCTTGCCACCACAGATGGCGTAGGGATACGTTTAAATACGTTGGTGAAGGAATTGGTAGTATAGGTGCTTCAGAAGAAATAAGCACGGCACAGGGCGAAAAAGAAGGTTATCGGGTAAGAAACCCAAAGGAAGTTGCAATGATGCCTAAGGATATGCCAAACGAAGGATTTTTAAAACCAAGAAACTAATATGGCTACTGCATTATTTATAAAAAGAGAAGACATTGTAAGGAATAGCATTATTGATGGTAATGTTGATACAGATAAATTTATTCAGTTTATCAAAATCGCACAAGAAATGCATATTCAGAACTTTTTAGGTTCTGCACTTTACGATAGAATTAGTGCTGATATTATAGCAGGTACTTTAAGTGGTAACTATCTAAGCTTAGTTAACGACTTTATCCAACCTATGTTGATTCATTTTGCTATGGTAGATTATTTGCCGTTTGCAAGTTATGAACTAAAGAATGGTGGTTTGTTTAAGCATCGTTCAGAAAATAGCGAAAATCCAAGCAAGGAAGAAGTAGACTTTTTAACACAAAAACATAGAAACTTTGCTGATTTTTACACAAGAAGGTTTATTGACTATATGTGCTTTAATAATAATTTGTATCCTGAATACAACAACACAACGAACGATGATATGTACCCAGATAAAAACGCAAACTTTGTAGGATGGGTATTTACTTTGACAACATTAATAACAATGGTGCTTTGATATTATTAAATAAATACAAGGTAAAACTAGCTAACGTGCAGAAGTTAGCCGAATACTTAAAAAACAAAAAGAAATGACCACAACGGATTTGAAGATATACTTAGTAAACACTTCGGCTTTAGCACTTAATTTCGCTGACATAGAATTAGGTTTAAAAATTGTATTAACTATTGTGGCTATCGGGTACACCGCTACTAAATGGTGGTTAATGGTAAAAAACAAATAGGATGGCTAACGAAATTTATAACACTACTTGGTGGGGTAACGCAATTGATACGGCTATAACGGCAGGTACTGAACCTGATTTCTTTGGTAGCCAAATGAAACTGAATGAACGACAAGAAGTAGAAGCAGTAAAATGCTTAGCAGATTGGATTCACACAACAGCATTACAAGACTTAAATAATTAAAAGATGGCAAAACCAAAAATGGCAATGATTCCTTCGACAGTAGGGGGAAGTGTATATAGCGTATTACCTTCTAATGGTGATGGTGATTTCGATTTTTCAAGGGCTAGTGCGGCTACACGCATTAATGCACAAGGTTTAATAGAAACCGTAGCA